TTCAAACAAAATGAATTCTTTACAAAGATTTTTAACAATCCCAACTCTTTCAGCAAATGTTAAGATTATAGAATTATCCTCTTTATCAAATCGTCTTGAAATATAGAAGTTATCGCCCAATCGTTCAAACCCCATTCCTTCCATAGATTTTGTCAATTCTGTATAATCTTTTTTGCGTTTAGTATTCATCTCAAAATAAACGCCTAACTTCATTGTAACTCCTTATAACTTGAATAATCAACATCATAATAAACATTTAAGTCTGTATTGATTTCAAATCCTGCTTTTGTTAGGTCTTCTCGGATATGTCGCTCAAATTGTAAATTATTCCAATCTGTCAATGTATCAACAAAAACGAATGCAACCTTATTAGAACGGATGCCAACTTTGAGATACCCATAATCCGTCTTAAAGTTAATCAAACCCTTTTTTAAGTCAGTAAATAGCAATTCCATTATTCTACCTTTAAATGATAAACGCCCTCTTTATCAATATCTTTAAGATTGATTTCAGAAAGTTTTAATTCCTTGCCTTTAATGATAAAAATACTATCATCTGTGATGTTATGCTCCGTTCGGAAATTGTTATCAACTTCCAAATACCAACCTGTTTTTTCATCTTGCGGTTTTAGGAGCAAGTGTAAAACGCTTCCATGCACCGGATATTTGCCGTCAGATACGGAAGGTTTTTCATCCTCTGCGAATGTAATATCATTCTCTGCGTTCTCCGCATTTTCTACATTTTCTACAATCTCTGCATTTTGAATTTCGTCACTCATTGTAACTCCTTTTAGATTTTATATATTATAACATATTTAAACTTATGATTTGCTTAAATGTAGGATATTTATTTGTAAGATGTGAGAATAAGAATGGCGCAGAGTAGGGGAATTGAACCCCTAACCTTGCCGTGACAGGGCAATATTATAACCACTTAACTAACTCTGCAAAATAAACAAAATGAAGTTAATATTGAAAAAGTTTATCAAACCCCTTCTTTTTATAAAAACGCCATTTGCAATCCATCACAACGGAATGGATTGCATTTAGGTATCCACCTCTGTCGTGGCGTGCGACAGGTTCGACCTGGAGGGTAGATGTAAAAACCTTACTAAACTTCCGCATTGCGGAAGTTAAGTAAGTTATTTATTTTCTAAAAGTTTATCAATTTTTAAGTGCAACGCTTCTGTTCTATATAAGACAAAACCGATACATAAAAATAAGATAGTATTAAGGAAATAAATCCCAACATCAATTAACAACAATTTTGATGGCAAATCCATACTAAATCCTTTTAATTTTAGATTTACCTTTTTTAGTGTCTTTTTGGTTTTGTTATAAATGGTGCGAGAGGCGGGACTTGAACCCGCACACTCAAAAGAGCGAAGGATTTTCTTACCACTTCGGTTTTCACCGCCCCCTATTTATAGGAGTTCGTGGTCTGGATTATGTCTTCACCATGCTTATTAAAAGTTTAGGCGGATGGTGTATAATCTCTACGCATTTACAATTCATTAAGAATTGATTTAGTTCGGCATTGCCATCATCCGAAATGTTAAGGGTTTGCCGAGTTAGCCATCATCTACATCACGCTTTCGCATTGATGCACTCCAATTGTAAAAATTTCTCTTGCAATTCCTTGTGTTCGGAGATTATACGATAAAATCGTTTATAATTACCTGCACCTGAAATTCCAAGAGATAAGGATGCTTCGTGAATTGAATTACAATTTATAAGAGCATTATAATATTCTTTATCAGTCAAATACTCACTCCTTTTAGGATTTTTATTTCTAAAATTATGAGTTTGTGAATGACAATTTGGGCATAAGAAAGTAAGATTTGATAATTCGTTATTTTTATGATTACCATCTATATGATGTAGTTCTAAAATAATTTCTTTACCATTATAAATGTTTTCTATACCACATTCAGAGCATTTATACTCTTTTAATTTTAAGTTTAAAATATATCGTCTTATAAAATCGTTTCTATATCTTGAATTTTTGACAAATACATTTTTTAAATCTATCAGACATTTATTCTTATTCCAATTCATGCGTTCTTTTGCGCTTTGTGATTTATTTTTATAAATCTCTTTGGCGTTTAGTTTGCCTTCTTTATACGCCTTTTTAAGACCTTCTGAATTCTTTTGTCTGATAGCGGGGCATTTGTTATGATGATTTTCACAACAATATTTGCCATTTCTTAACTTAAAATTAGCGACATTTCCACATCCGTATTCACATAACATTCTAACTCCTCCTTTTGGTTATTTATAGAATTAGAATGATAGCCGAAGTCCTTTGTGTCTGCCGTTCCACCACTCTCGCATTAAATCAATGAACACGATGGATATTATCTCATCTTTTTATAGAAGTATTATACTACTTCTTACCTTAAAATCTGCTTAACTTTGATTAACTTCTGAAAATTATCTGTTATTATCTGTTAGGTTTCGTTGTTTTCGTTGTTTTGGTAGTCTGTGAGGTTTCAGTAACTCTTGATTTTCTTGTAACTTTTGATTTTGCCGTCTTTTTGGATTTTGAGTTTTTGCTTCTTTTTACGGAACTCCTACCCTTTGATGATGACGACCTCTTTTTTGATAATGATTTTCGTTGCTTTTTTAATTTTGCTAACTTATATAACTCGTCAGCTGACACGCCTAAAAATGTTTCTGTCTTTGTTAATATAATTTGGTTAATATGCTCATTTGGTATTACTACACATCGTTTTGACATTCTTTTGCGGATATATAGTCTTATAACAGGTTCATAGGTTGTGTTATTTAATAATTTTTTAGCGTGCTTCCATGTGTATTCTAGAGGTTTATTTTCTTTGATATTATTCTTATTTAATTTAAACATTTGTTTTAAAAATATTTTTCTTAATGGAATAGGCATCCAGTGGAAGTTTAACGCCAATACATGGGTTTTTGTTACTCTTAAAACAAACGCCAATGGTGTGGCATCCCACTTTTCGGTTTTATCGAGAGGGTCGTATCTATACATATAAAAACTACCAACTCTTATAACCTTTTGGGTTTCTGATGTGTCTTTTTTTATAAGTTTTTTAACGAGTTTAATGCTATCCATAAATTATTTATTTATAGAGAAGATGGAGAGATTAGGAATAAAAAAACTCCCCACAAGGGGGAGTCAAAGGATACATAATGAAAAACTATAAAATCTTTAATTATGCAAGAATTGTATTAGTCAAATCAACCGCAAATGTGCGTGCGTAATTCTCTGGTTCAACCGGATTCGCAGCTAGCGCATAGCGAGTGCGTGCTACAATTGCAGGTTGTGCGCTATCGTAATTGACTACCTTTTGGAATGTCAATGGAACATAAGGGCAGAAGAATCCCATAGCATCTTGACTTGATGTGCCTTTATAAACGATAGTTACATAATCGTCTGAAGCGTATTGGTCGACAATTACTGAATAACGACCATTGTAAGTGCCTACAAGACCTGTGAAAATATCATTTTGAATATTTGTTGCGCCTACCGGTGCTACATTGAATGTGCCAATTGCTTCAAGCATAGTAGCTACTTTTGGAGATACTACCAAAACATTACCACTGCCACGCTTTGTCATCAATCCAATATTTCTTGCTTCAAGGTCAATTTTGAGAGCGTTTGCACGATAGTTCTCAATCTCCCATCGACCATTATCAAGGAATGTATTACGAGGTGATACAGCGTCTGGAACGATAGTAGCATTGTCATTAACAAATTGGATAACCTCTCTGTCAATTTCGCTTTGAATTTCTGCGCTGATTAGGTTTGTTAGTTCCTCATCTACCAATAATGCGTGTTGTGCTTGAAGGTCATCATACATCTCAAGGGTGTATTCTGCTTTCAATTTACGAGTTTGCGCCTCAATAGTTACCTTCTCAACGCCAAACCCAATTGTCGCCATATCAGTTGATAGTTTTTCACCCTCTGCGGTTGTATAAGCACCAGTATAATCTTTAAGAATGCGGTGGAAAGTGCTTTCATTAGAATATACTGCTTTAACATCAGCGATGCCAATATTCTCAACGCTGAATTTGTTGTCTGCATCGTCAAGTTTAACAAGGATTGTCAATCCGTCTTTTTCGCAATGGATAATAGTTCCGGTTGCTCCGCTTGTGCCACCAGTGATAGCTGTGCCGACCGCTGTTGAAGGGTCAATCGCGCCATCCAATACAAGAATTTGTCCTTTATTAACAGGTTCAATTTTCTTGTCTGCCTCTGATGTGCCAGTGTAGCGATTTACAAGAGCGTAAATATAGCCGGTTGGCATTGTCATTGGTTGAATGCCGAGTAGTTGATTAGCTACCAAAGCAGGGAATACACGCCTAACGATTGGCATCAAAATAGGTGTGAATTGTGCAACATCACCAGAAGTTGTCGCCTCTGTGATGCCCGCCATCTTACCAGGAATAGTGCTTAATCCTGTGTTCTCCAAAAGAGTTTTCATTAACGCTTCTTGACTTTCAGTCAATCTTCCGTATTTCGGGTCGTTAAGATACTCATTGACTTTTTCGTTTAGGTTCATAATTATAATCCTCTTTTATAAAAAGTGTTATTGTCAATTTTAAAATTCATTGTTTAGAAATCTTACTCATTAAGATTTCAACCTTACATAAACTTTAAACCTTTTATACATAATTATTTATTTTTTTAAGGTTTTTAATTTATATATTTATTTACATTCTGTTAATCCGAAATTATTTATATTTATGTGCCAAAAAATAAATAATATATAATTACAACTTTTGCAAAAGGTTACAATATGTCAAATAAGATTGATGAATTAAAACTCGTGCTAAAAGGTGGTAGTAAAGCGACTAAATATAAGGTTTCGCTTTCATTCCCAGCTGAAGTTACGCACGAATTAGAATTATCGGAATTGAATGTATTGTGTAAAGCGACCTCATTCCCAAGCATTAGTATTGGGCAAATTGAAGTTTTTAATCAAGGTAGAAAATTACCAATACCGGGAGATACCGCTTATGACAATACTTGGGCAGTTACTTTCTATGTAGATAACGCCCATAAGGTTAGAAAAGATTTTCTTTATTGGATGAAGTGTGTTGATAACTTCCAAGCAAATACACACAGCGGTGACCCTGCAGGATTATTCGTTCAGATGAGTGTATCACAATTGGATAGTTTAGAGAAGGTCGTTGCCGAATACACTTTCAAAAATGTCTGGCCGCAACAAGTTGGAGAAATCTCAATTGGCGCAGACCAATTAGATACAATTCAAGAATTTGATGTAACATTTAGTTATTCTGATTGGATTATCGCAAGTAGCGATGGTAGTGAGTATAATATGCCTCACGATGGTCGCTCAGCATCTACAAATGTTATTGCACCAGATAGCACAGATTAACGAATTAAAGGGGGAGTTACTACACTCCCCTATATCTGAATTTTAAAACTTCTTTAAAAACTCTATCCACTCTTTTATAACATCCGTATTTTTCAACTTTTCAAGATTTGATTTTGTATTATCATAATCATTCTGAAGTTTTAAGAGGGTCTCCTCACTAAACGAATGAATAGGCATTGACAACAAATATCCGTAATTGTCATTTACCATCAAATCGGTTTTTGAGAGGTCATTTATAATATCGTCTTTTTTGCGTTTGAATACCTTTAATCTATCCTCAATTATCATTTTAACAAATTCATATTTAGAGCGATTGATATTCATTTCATTTGTAAGTTTATCAATATTATATGCTTTTTGCTTCTCTAAATATCTACATCTGACATCCTTATAATAATCTAAAATATCGGTTATAGAATTAAAAGTAACCACTTGATTATTTTCATCAAGAGCATTTAAACATTCGGTTTCAGTTCGTCTTAATTTGAGTAAATCATAGATTACATTTTCATCTAAAATATTATTCAAAGTAACAATGAATTTGAATTCTTGCGTTTTAAAATTACTCTCATCTTTAAACGCTTTGATTTTCTTATTTTCTTGTAATTTGTTTAAGACTTCCAAATAGGTTTGATACTCAATAAAAGGGGGAATTTCTGTAATTGTTACAATATTACGATTAACTGAAATAACACCTTCAAATACCCATTTATTTTCCTTTTCTGCGTCTTTATATACCTTACCTTTAAATCCTTTGATATAAGGTTTTAGTTCGGTATTTTTACCCTCATAATACGAAGCGATGCCTTTCATATTGCGTGGCAAAATATGCTGTTTAAAACCGGTCGCCAATGCGTTCATGCTACCATTTACCAAAATCAACGGGATTGACGGAACATAGAAAAGGGGTTCAATCTTTTCATTTTCAAACTCCTGCTCAATCAATACTTCGGTAATATCAAAAAGCATCCCAATGTATGGCTGATTTTTAACATATATATAACGAGGTGCGGATG